TACATGGGTCGGTTATCAAAACGAGTTTCCATTAGCAGACCCAACTGGTCCACTAATTGGTGCTACAAAACCAGTAAAACAAAGCGACGGTGTAACTAATCTACAAGCAGGCGATCTATGGATTGACACTAGCGACTTAGAAAACTACCCAGTTATCTATCGTTGGAATACAGACACCCTAAAATGGACTGCTATTGATACATCAGACAGCACATCTGAAGAAGGTGTTGTGTTTGCTGATGCTCGTTGGACAACTGGTCCAGGAGCTGGCACAGAGTCTGGCACAGCAGCAGATATACTAGACCTATTAACAAGCGACTTCCTAGATCCAGATGCTCCAGATCCAGATCTATATCCAAAAGGTATCTTGTTATGGAACACACGTAGAAGTGGTTTCAACGTCAAGGTATACAGAGAAAACTATATTAACACTGAAGATGATAACCCAAGACAGGGCGATCAATCAATGATTGATTACTTCCCATCACGTTGGGTAACTATGTCCGGTGAAGATTTTGGCCGTAAAGCACAACGCAGAGTAGTTGTACAGGCATTGAAAGAAGCTATTTCTACAAACCAAGAAATGCGTGAAGACGAAGTACGCAGCTTCAATCTAATTGCTTGCCCAGGTTATCCAGAAGTTCTACAGAATCTAGTAGATCTTAACAATGATCGTGGAGGCACAGCATTTGTTGTTGGCGACACACCACTAAGATTACCATCCGACACAGCATCGCTAGTTGCTTGGGGTAATAACGAAAATGGTGCTACTGACAACGGTGATACTGGTCTTGTAACATATGACGCTTACTCAGCAGTATTTTATCCAAGTGGTTTAACTAACGACAACACTGGTAACACAGTCGTTGTTCCAGCAAGCCACATGATGCTTAAAACAATCGCCCTAAGCGATCAAGTTAGCTATCCATGGTTTGCTCCAGCTGGTCTACGCAGAGGTGCTATCACTAATGCTACATCAGTCGGATACGTTGATAAGACCACAGGCGAATTTAAGTCTGTTAGCTTAACTGAAGGACAACGTGATGCGTTATACGGAGTTAAGATCAATCCATTAACATTCTTTAATGGTGTTGGACTAGTAAACTACGGTCAACGAACACGTTCAGCTGGTAATTCAGCACTTGATAGAATTAACGTAGCTCGTCTAGTAGTATTCCTAAGAAGTCAGCTAAACAAACTAGCTAAACCTTATGTGTTTGAACCAAACGACAAGATCACACGTGATGAGATCAAGCAGGCTATTGAAAGTCTGTTGCTAGAACTAGTTGGCCTAAGAGCTATCTATGACTACGCTGTAGTTTGTGACGAAACAAACAATACTCCAGCAAGAATCGATCGTAATGAGCTATATGTAGATATCGCAATTGAGCCAGTCAAGGCAATTGAGTTCATTTACATTCCATTAAGATTGAAGAACACAGGAGAAATACAGGGAGCGAGAGCATCGTAATTAAGGGGGTCATATGACCCCTTTGATTCCGTGATAAATAACATTACCCGGAGCAAGAAGACATGGCAATTTCAACATTATCAAAACTAACAGTACCCTTAGCAACTGATGCTTCATCAGCGAGCCAAGGTCTGCTGATGCCTAAACTAAAATATAGATTTAGGGTTACACTACAGGGCTTCGGTGCTAACGGTACGGTGCCCACAGAGCTTACAAAGCAAGTCATGGACATTACACGTCCAAAGATTAACTTCGAAGAAATCGAACTTCCAGTTTACAACTCTAGAGTTTATCTAGCAGGACGTCATAACTGGGAACCACTAACGCTTAACATCCGCGATGACGCTACTGGCGCTATTCAAAGATTGTGTGGTGAGCAGATTCAAAAGCAATTTGACTTTTTCGAACAGTCTGGTGCTGCTTCAGGACAAGATTACAAGTTTACAACAGTAATCGAAGTCCTAGATGGTGGTAACGGTACACAAACACCAAACACTCTTGAAACATTTGAGTGCTATGGTTGCTTTGTTCAAAACATCGACTACGGTGATCTAAACTATACAACTAATGAGCCAGCACAAGTTACGCTAGCGATTAGATACGACAACGCTATCCAATACAAAGGCGGCGGCGTCGATGGTATTGGTAGAAGCATCGGTGCTAGATCAATTGGTAGCTTATCAACTGGTGGCGGTAGCACTTAATAGCACTAAAACTCAAAGAAAGCCCGATTTAAAGTCGGGCTTTTTTTACGACTAAATAATATTATGGCAGATCAATTCGATAGATTTTTAGAAGGTTTTGGACAAGGCATATTAAATCCCAAGGGTAACCTTGGCGATGCCCGTCATGCTGCTCGGTTGTTTACCGATTATAGCATGTCGAGAGCTCCACGTACTAAGTTTTCGTATCATATATTCTTTGATATAGAAAAAGAAGCAATGCGAGGATCAGACTGGAAATTTAAACATCAGCTAGAAGCAGGGATGTTAGTCAAGAGCGCAGACCTTCCCAAAATGACTTATGATTATGATTTTAAAAATCAATATAATAAGAAAAAAATAATTTACAAAGATATCAAATACGATCCTATTAGTATTAGCTTACATGATGATAACGCTGGTATTGTTAATGCTATGATGGCTTTGTATTATGGTTATTATTCGCCTGAAAGATTTATTGGAACCATTGACAGTTTGAATGTAGGATATCATTCCAACGGATCAACCGGTGTAGGCGCAGGCATGTATGACAGTCATCTCGGCGAAGAGCTAAAAGCTCAGCGTTATGGATTAGACTCTGACGGAACAAACATGCCGTTCTTTAATTCTATAACAATATACACAATGGCTAAGAAAACTTTTAATTCTTATACATTGATAAAACCGCATATTGTTAGTATGTCTCATGGTCAAGTTAATAGTTCAGAAAGCAACGGTACAGGTGAAATTACAATGCAGCTTGCCTATGAATCTGTTAGATATGGAACCGGCAGAGTTATTAAAGGCAAAGAACCAAAAGGATTCCAGTTGGTTCATTATGATAAAGTTCCGAGCCCGTTGACTATTAGCGGAGGAGCTGGTCAAGGACAACTGTTTGGCCCATTAGGTATCTTAGCCGATGCTGGTGCCGAAGTAATATTCGATGCTAGCATTATTTTCAGAGGGTTCTATGTCGATGACGCCGGTTCACCGGGAGATTTATTAAGTTCTGCGATACGAGCTGTAAACCTCTATAAGAGCCTCGCTAGCATCAGTCCAGAAAGTCTAGCAGCCGACGCACAAAACATACTACAAGGTTCTGTTGCCTTGCCAAACAGTACATCCGGTCTCCCCGGTGTGTCCTTCCCCGGAGTAAGATAATATGAAAACAGTGTTATCAAATTTACCAGCACCGCCGTCGACAGACAGTTCAGATTTTTCAAAAACATATTTCAACAACTACGCAAACAAAGGTGAAGAATACAACGCCAGTGATGTTGATTCTACTGTAGGATATCTTCGATCTAAGGGGTTCGGCGACCAAGCATCAATTATCACGTCGATAATATTGCTAAAACAGGCCAAACAAGAAAACATTCCAGTATATGCGTTATTGGACACATTAAAAGGTCTACAAGAACTACAACTTTCGTCTATTGTAAGCACAGTATTAAATCAAAATAGATCTGTAACATCAGTATTGGGATTTAGATTTGCTACAGTCGAAAATCAATTCCAAACAAGAAACATCTTAGCCTAATGCCAAAATTTGCCCAAGGACCGTATACTCTAAAAAACCCTGACAAATATATAGGGAAAAGACGCCCGCTGGCTAGAAGCAGTTGGGAATTTGTTTTTATGAGAATGTTAGACGAGCATCCAGGAGTACAAAACTGGGCCAGCGAAAGCATACAGATTCCATATAAAGATCCGTTAACTGGCAAGTACACCGTGTATGTTCCTGATTTTTTTGTAGTATATGTAGACAAAAATAAATCAACACATGCCGAAGTTGTAGAAGTTAAGCCCAGTAACCATACGTTAAAAGAACGTGTGGGCAAGAGCTTGTATAACCAAGAACAGTATATCAAAAATCTAGCCAAATGGGAAGCTGCTACTGCTTGGTGTAAGCAGCAGGGTATCAAATTTCGTGTAGTCAACGAAGATGATATTTTCCATAAAGGCTCAAAACGCAGATAAGTAAAGTATGACTAAAAAACTTGAAGAACTCTTTAATCTAGATAGCCCTGAAAACATTCAGGAAGTTGTACCTCAAGTCGAAGAAACTAAAGAAGAAGTACGCAGTCTAGAACGCAGCTATAGAGAAATTGATCAAATAGCCGGATCATTGCCCCCTATAGATGACCTAGACACTCTAGACGAAAAAGACCTAGACGCATTGGCAAAAAAGGCCGAAGATGCCTACGACGATCTTATGGATTTGGGCATGAACGTAGAAGTACGTTACAGCGGTCGAATTTTAGAAGTTGCGGGCACTATGCTTAAAAATGCCATAGATGCCAAGTCAGCGAAGATTGATAAAAAGCTCAAAGCAGTAGAGCTTAAACTTAAAAAGCTCAAAATAGACAAAGATGCCGGTGACGAGGACGGAAACGTCCTAAACGGGCAAGGGTTTGTTATAACTGACCGTAATGAGCTACTTAAAAAACTTTCAGGAAAAGAATAAATATGAGTATGAAGACATTGAAAGATTACCTAACCGAAAGCAAAAAAACCTATACCTTTCATATTAAGGTAGCAGGTAGTCTTGCTGAAGGGTTTGAAGACAAAGTAAAAGGTGGCCTTGCTAAATTTAACTGCTCAAAAGTAGCTAAATCAAGCGAAACTCCAATACGCCCAACTGCTTTGGATTTCCCCGACCTAAAAAATATCGAAGTTACTGTGTTTGAAGCAGAATGCGACTATCCTGTAACTTCACAACAGATTGCTGTACGTGTACGTGAGGTTACTGGCATGCCAGAAAGCCATTTCCGTGTACGTAGTCTAGGAGAAGATCTACAACCATACTTTGATGTAGAAAATCCAAGTGGCGACGCACTATTAAACAAAGAATTATCAGACCCAGAAAAGATTCGCAGCAAGGATTATTTTGGCGATGACTACAATACTTCATTTTTAAAGAATCTTGCTAAAGAATCAAAAGCACGTAAAAAAGATGAAGGCCAGCATGTAGAGTACAAATTACCTAAACACAAAGAAGACAAAGCCGGTGCTAAGAGTGCCGTTGGGAGCAAATAATGAACTTTAACGATCTATATAAACGCATTCATGACATCGACAAAGGTGTCATCGCAGAATGCGGTGAAATGCCTATGAGTTCCCCAACTCCGCCAGCAACTCCACCTAGCATGAGTGTTAGTCTAAACGCACAAGGCATGGACAATATCGAAAGTCTACTAAAGTTAATGACTAAAGTTAACCCAGATATGATGCCAAAAAATGATATGCCTTTGCCGACAATGACAAATCCTATCATGAAAATTGGTATGAGAGATAGAGAAGAACTAGAAGACGGTTTCGATGATGCTACAACACATCCTAGCCCAGATTATAAAGATATTTCTGCTTCTATTCCAGATGGCAACGACATGCACAAGCCTAAGAAAGGTTATCCGGCAGCAGCAGGTGGCGATAATCCACGTGCCATGGGCGAAGGCGATGATCTAGTTAATAGCATTAAAGCACAACTGCTTGCTCAGTTAGCTGAACACAAGAATCAATAATAAGATATGTGATCCAAATAGGCTCTTCGGAGCCTATTTTTTTCTGTAAATAAAGTTATGGCAAAATCACTTGATGGCGTTTTAATCAAAAAGGCCCACGCAAAACAAAGATACACGCTAGAAGAAGTTAAGCACTTAGAAGCATGTATGGATCCTGTTACGGGCCCACTTTATTTTTGTAAAAACTTTCTTAAAATACAACATCCTGTTCGTGGATCGATCCCGTTCGTTCCCTACGAATACCAGGAACGTCTAATACAGGCCTACCACGAAAACAAGCAATGTATTGCTATGTTACCTCGTCAGATGGGCAAAACAACCTGTGCTACAGGTTATCTGTTATGGTACACAATGTTTGTACCAGAAGCACAAGTTCTAATTGCTGCTCACAAATATGAAGGTGCGCAGGATATTATGAATCGTTATAGGTATGGCTATGAAAATTTACCTGATTTTATTCGTGCTGGTGTCTACAGTTACAATAGGAACACTATTGAATACGATAACGGAGCAAGAATCCAAGCTACCACTACTACAGAAAACACCGGTCGTGGTAAGTCTCTTTCTTTAATTTACTGCGATGAGTTTGCGTTCGTACAGCCCCCAGAGAAAGCTAAAGAGTTCTGGACTGCGTTATCGCCAACATTATCAACAGGTGGTAAATGTATTATCACATCAACACCAAACTCAGACGAAGATCAGTTTGCGTTGATTTGGACTGAAGCCAACAAAAAGTTTGACGAGTTTGGCAACGAACAAAAATTAGGAACCAACGGATTTTATTCGTATTTTGCTCACTGGGCAGAACATCCAGATCGCGATGAAGCATGGGCTAAGATAGAACGTGCTAAGATTGGTGACGAACGATTCCGCAGAGAATTTGACTGCGAATTCTTGATCTTTGATGAAACATTGATCAACGCAGTAAAGCTGGCGGAAATTAAAGGTGTTGACCCTGTAATGACTATGGGGCAAACACGCTGGTACAAAGATGTTGATCCGCGAGCAACATATCTAGTCGCACTCGATCCTAGCTTAGGTACAGGCGGAGACTATGGTGCTATACAGGTATTTGAAATGCCTAGTATGACTCAGGTAGCAGAGTGGCATCATAACCTAACACCGATACAACAGCAGGTCAAGCACATGAGAGAGATTTGTAAGTACATACAAGATCGTGGTGCTGAAAAAGGCGGAACTCCTCAAATTTACTATTCTGTAGAAAACAACACATTAGGCGAAGCAGCACTGGTAGTAATTAGCGATATTGGTGAGGAAAACTTTCCAGGGCTATTCTTAAGCGAGCCTATACGTAAGGGTCATGTACGTAAGTTCCGTAAAGGGTTCAATACCACACACCGTACTAAAATTGCTGCCTGCGCTGTGTTTAAAAATATGCTTGAAACATATAAAATGAAGATACACAGCAAGCCCTTAGTTTCAGAGCTCAAAACGTTCGTAGCACACGGTGTGGGATTTGGTGCTAAAACAGGTGAGCACGATGACTTAGTGTCATCTACTTTGTTGATCTGCCGCATGGCTGAAGTCCTAAGTGATTGGGATCCGCAGATTTATGAAAAAATGACAGAAAGATTAACCGAAGATCAGATGCCTATGCCTATCTTTGTCAGCAGTGGATTTTGATAAATATTAACATGGAAGATAACCTTAAAAGTGTAAGCACGGACTTGTTCTACAAAATACGTAGTCGTTTTTCTGGCCTAAAATTAGGTAAAGAAACTGGCGAAGTTACTATTAATCCAGAAGAAGCTGTGTTTTTTGATTTTGACTACATGGAGGGAGAAAATCCCGTTGGCCATGTAAGTATTAGCCTTGCTGAGCCTTCAAACATGAAGGTCTACTACAGCACAGGTATTAGCGAACAAATGGATCATGAGCAAAAAGGCAACTGGTACGGATTCTTAAGAGGACTACGAGAATTCGCTAAAAGAAGGCTAATGAGCTTTGATACCAGAGACATTTCAAAAGACAACTTGGACAAGCGTGATTACGCTTTCCTAACACAATATTCATCGCCCGTTGGAGAATCAATTATGAAAGAAGGCATGTACGGTAGCACAAAGACCAGCTATCAGAAACTAGAAAACACAACACTGATCATCAAGCACAATCAGAAAGTGGACGAAACTAGCCCAGGTGCTAGAACTAGACACATCAGTGCTATGTTCATTGAAAATGGTCAAGGTGAACGTTTTAAATATCCGTTCATACACCTAGCAGGTGCTCGTGCTATGCAGAGACACGTTCAAGAGGGCGGCCTACCATACGACGACATTGGTAGACACATAATCAA